ATACGCAAAACTGGTTTCCGGGGTGCTAGTTTTTTTGTCTATACTAACGACGGCAAACCCCCAGAGTTTGAATTTGACTTTGTGCCAGGTGGTGACGGTAATAAAGACAGCATCAATATGTATAGCTGTTATACTAATAATATCGAGAGTACTGAGCTCGAAAGTATGTGGGATGGTTGCTGGGAAGATATCGAATACCCCGAGGAAATGGACGAAGAAGAACAAGAGCGTTTAGCAGAACTTATTGAAGAAGAGGGTGATGTTTATGATGTTCTTGAAAACCAAGAAGGCTGGATGCTAGACGAAACAGAAGCGTGGATCTGGGGGCCAATTCTTATCGAGGACGAAGAAGGTAATAAAGTTCGTATTATTTGTGCAGACGAAGACGGAAATATAATTGATTACAAGGACGAATAATGGAAAAATTGTATCGTATTACTCCCTTAGAAAAGAAAAGCGTTGAGTATTTTGTTGATGTGTTTGAACGTATGCCCGATGGTACCATACGTGGTTTTGACGTTACAGAAATATGGCGTTGGGGTCAAGCATTTCGTCCAGAAGATGAACCTGTTTGGGAGTTTGAAACTGATCGTGTTCACTGTCGTCCAGAAGTAGGATGGGGTTGCGAACTTGACGACCTTATCTCAGTTTATGTAAACTTTAGCGATGGATTCACCGACGAAGAAAAAGAAGAAATTGAAGCTATACTCCGAGGCGAAAAAGAAGACGAAGATGGCCGCTGGGGAACAGCATGGATTTACGACGGAGATCATAAATGGGAAGTCGAAGATGATCATGTGGCAATTCTAGGGCCTGTAAAAATTGACCTAGTGGATGCACATGGTTACGGTGATACTGCTATTTTAGAAGAGAACGTGGAGCCTTACAATGAATAAATGTAAAACCTGCGGTGAAGAAATTAAAACTAATTGTGACTGGATGCAAGGTCGGTGTCCACATCGTACACCTATGCTAACAGACTATCATTTTAGATACTATAACTTGGCACAGTGGATCAAGGGCGTTTTTAAGAGATAAATATATACGTACATTACTAAGATGCCTTAGGGGTCTAGTAAAAGGAGACAATAATGACAGAGATACATGCAAAACCAATTGTAGACGGCAAGTTCTGGATAGTAGAACAGAACGGCGAAAAAATTGCTACACTACATAAAAAAGAAAATAATAAATTTATTTTGTCGAGTACAAACGGCGAAATGATGTTTAATAAAAAAGAAGACCTCACTCGTGAATTTGGTAAAGAGTTTTTTCTAAAGAACGAAAAAATTAAAGTTACTACTACACAACCAAACGAATGTCACGGTTATCCTACAAGTTGTAAACCATACAATCCAATGTACGATGTACAAAGACGACTGCCGCTGTTTACTAAATCCAATGCAAGTAAGAGTTTATACTGTGCAGGATATTATATCATTAAATTTGATAAAGGCTGGGTTAAGAGTCATTGTCCAAAACTTATTACTGTTGAACGTTATCCTTACAAAGGACCGTTTAAAACAGAACTTGAAATGAAACAGGTACTGGCTAATGCAAAATCAAATTAATCTAACTCCTATTACTCAGTTTATACAGCAGGTACGTAGTGCTGAACAAACACAAAGTAAAGAAGTAAAAATAAGTATTCAACAGGCAAGAATGCTCATTTTAGCACTAGCAGAGTGTATGGATAAACTCAATCAAAATCACGATATGCTTTTAAATGAGTTAAAACGCAGTTTTGATACTGAAATTATAAGTGTTTCTATGGACGGTGGTGGCTTCGAAGATAAGAAGTAAGAGATAAATATATGCGTACTTATCTAGAGACGCATATAATGAGTAGACCAAAACCTAAAGTTTTATTAGAACATACTAATAAAAAAACATACAAATCAGAACAGGTACTTGAAGCCGATGCTATTTGGGCTGTGTTTTATCGCGGCCAACCTTTTAACCTCAAAAGTTTTAATAGCCTAACTTCATACCCTGGACCTAAATACAAAAAAGTTTCTTTTAGTAATCCAGGCCATGCTCGTAACCTAGCAAAAAAATTAAATTTAACATTTGGAACAGAAGAATTCCAAGTCGTTAAATTAACAACTGGCACTATTGTAAAATGATAGATCGAGATGTCCTCACTAAAATATTTCTTCAACAGTGGGGCAAAAGTTTAGACGATGCTAATGTGTCAATGTATTCTAGAACTTGGTGGCAATCAAACAGGTCTGGAAAAAATTCTTTTAGATTAAGCGACAAAGGATACGAGTTTTTAATTTCGGAATTGGGTTTAGTAGAATACGAGATTCCTTTTACCGAACCAATCGAACTAAGTCCCCAAACTATTATCTTTTTGGAAAGATATATTGATTGCCCCTACTACCTAACTACCCAAAGTATAACTGTTTTTTCAGAGAAAAAGAGTTTTGAGCTTTATTTGTTTTCGGACGATATCCGAAAATTTGGACTAATTAAAGCCATGAACGAACGTCAGAAAGATTTGGACGCAAAAGAAAACAGTTGACACGAGCCGTAAAATCAACTATAATACAGACATAGCGTAAAAATTTCACCCGCCCACTTTTGAAAGGTAATAAAAATGGCAGAAATCGTTAGTCGTACTGTAGGCCCAAAAGGTGCTAAAAAATCCCTTCGCAAGGCTTTCAAAAATAAGCGTCCAATCTTCCTTTGGGGCCCTCCCGGTATTGGCAAATCAGACATTATTAAGCAACTGGGCGAAGAACTTGACGCCCACGTGATCGATGTTCGTCTCTCACTTTGGGAGCCGACAGATATTAAGGGTATTCCTTATTTTGACAGCAACTCCAATAAAATGGTGTGGGCTCCTCCGCTAGAACTACCAGACGAGCAATTGGCAAGTCAGCACAAACAAGTCGTTCTTTTTATGGACGAAATGAACTCTGCAGCTCCTGCTGTACAAGCGGCGGCTTATCAACTTGTACTTAACCGCCGTGTTGGTACTTATAAACTTCCTGATAATGTTGTAATGGTTGCTGCTGGTAACCGTGAAAGCGATAAAGGTGTTACCTATCGTATGCCTGCTCCGCTGGCTAACCGTTTTGTTCACTTGGAGATGACTTGTGATTGGGACGACTGGCAAGAATGGGCCGTTAACAACAAGATCCATAAAGACGTTGTAGGTTTCCTTACATTCTCTAAGAAAGATCTTTACGACTTTGATCCTAAGTCTGCGAGCCGTGCATTTGCAACTCCACGCTCTTGGTCCTTTGTTAGCGAACTGCTAGTAGACGACGATACAGATAACGAGACACTTACTGACCTTACTTCAGGTGCTATCGGTGAAGGTCTTGCTATTAAGTTTATGGCACACCGTAAACATGCCAGCAAAATGCCTAACCCTACAGATATTTTGCAGGGCAAAGTTAAGAAGATGGATTCGAAAGAAATTTCGGCTCAATATTCGCTAGTCGTTAGCCTTTGCTACGAACTTAAAGATTCGTGCGACAAAAAGGTTAAAGATTGGAACGACCAGGTTAACTGCTTCTTCCAATTTATGATGGACAATTTCGAAACTGAGTTGGTTATTATGGGTACTAAACTTGCTCTTAGTACTTACAAACTTCCATTGGATCCAGACGAGATCAAGTGTTTCGATGACTTCCATGCAAAATTTGGTAAGTATATTGCACAAGCCACTGAAAAGCAATAAGTTGACAGGGCCTACGGGCCCTGTTATAATATATACATACTAAAATTTTAGGAGCAACAATGGCACATGCCGATCCAATTATTGATAAGATTATTGTAGCCCGTGTGGGCCTACTATTGCGTCATCCGTTCTTTGGCAATCTTGCTACTCGTATGAAAATTCAAGAAGCCGATGACTGGCTTCCTACAGCGGCTACTGACGGGCGCCATATCTTTTTTAACCGTAAATTTTTTACTCCTCTCACTGTTAAACAAGTAGAGTTTGTAATTGCACACGAAATCCTACATGCGGTGTTTGAACACATGGGCAGACGTGAAGGTCGTGATCCAAAAATCTTTAACATTGCCTGCGACTATGCAGTAAACGGTCAAATTGTTCGCGATAAGATTGGCGACTACAATTTGCCTGACATTAAAATTTTCCACGATCCAAAGTACTATGGGTGGAGTGCTGAACAGATTTATGACGAAATCCATGAAAAGTACGACGACGAACAATTGGCCGCATTGGGTCAACTGTTAGACGAACACTTGGATCCAGAAGATGGCAACAACAATAACGGTCAGCCAAAATATAGCAAAGAAGATCTTAAAAAGATTCGTGACGAGATGCGCGAAGCTGTGATGCAAGCCGCACAGTCTGCAGGTGCAGGTAATGTGCCGGCAAATATCGCTCGCATGATTAAAGAGCTTACTGAGCCTAAAATGAACTGGCGTGAAATGCTCCGTCAGCAAATTCAAAGCACAATTAAAAACGACTACACCTTTATGCGACCAAATCGCAAGGGCTGGCACATGAACGCAATTTTGCCAGGAACTAACTACGACGAAACGATTGATATTTGTGTGTCAATTGATATGTCTGGTTCTATTGGTGATGAACAAGCCAAAGACTTCCTAAGTGAAATTAAAGGCATTATGGAAGAGTACAAGGACTTTAAAATTAAGTTGTGGTGTTTTGATACCGGAGTGTATAACGAACAAGATTACGACGGATACAACATGGACGAGTTCATGAACTACGAGCCTATGGGCGGTGGCGGAACTGAGTTTATGGTTAACTGGGATTACATGAAAGAAAACAACATCAATCCTAAAAAGTTTATCATGTTCACAGACGGTTATCCGTTTGGCTCATGGGGTGACGAACTGTATTGTGATACATTGTTTATTATCCACGGCAACGATAAAATTGTTCCGCCATTTGGCGAATATGCATATTACGAATTTAAAGGCGAGTACGCATAATGGCATTAAAGAACGGCAAACCTAATCCGTTAAATTATTTTAACATCCGCAGGGTTGGGTTTGCTGCACCCCATTTTAAGTATACATCTGTTGACAAATACAGCCCTGCTTTACTAAGAAATTTAGATACTTGGATTAAACACAATTTAAATAGCCGGTATTATATAGGGCAAGCCCTTGCGCTAGATCATACTAATAGTATTGTGTATACTACTCAAATTGGATTTGAATCAGAAAAAGAACTAAGCTTCTTCACGATTGCCTGTCCTTATCTCCAAACAAGATAATTATATTTGTACTTTATAAGGAGATACCATGACTGAAAACGTACAAGAACAAAAAGCACCGGAACAAGCTGCGGCAACAGCGCCTAAGCAAGATCCTAACGAACTCACTATCAATGACTTAAATGCTATGAAAGTTATTATAGATATTGCAAGTTCACGCGGTGCATTCAAGCCAGCAGAAATGACAGTTGTTGGTCAAACATATACAAAACTGACTGCATTTTTAGAACAAGTTTCTAAGCAATCAGATAAGCAAGGAGCTTAATTATGCAATCATTAAAACATGTAGGTAGAATCAAAGCTACCGGAAAAAAGGTATTAGTAGCATACAGAACGATTCCAGGAGATGCGTATAGTGCTCTTGTAATCCCAACAGAAAGTCTAGCAGACGAAACACACAATGCACTAATCAATCTAGTTGAAAGTCCTGCTGCACAAAATGCCTACGAATTTGCAGAAGCATTAGATCGCACACAATTCCCCGACGGTAGTCGTATGTTACCTAATTTGCATGTCAGCGGTAAATTAATTAAGATCAGTACAAATCAAGTTGAAATGACTCCTGTTATTGGAGCATCAATTTTATTGTCTGAACTTAATCAGCTTATTGCAGAACAACGAGGAATCGCAGTTGACGAACTTCATATCAAACCTAATAGCGGTGATGCAGTTGAAGTTAAGGAAGTTGCCAGTGCAAAAGACCTTACTGAAACATATGATGTAAGTAAAACAACATCTGCAAGTGTTAACGAAGCACCTCAAACATTTGACTCAGTAGAAGCAGAAGCAAAATTCTATCGTAGTCAGGCAGATAAATTGGCAAAGGAAGCAGCAGCATTCCGCCGCCGTGCTGAGGAGTTGGCTCCGACCAAAAAATCAAAGTGATGACCGAGGGAAGAAGTCTTCCCAAAGAAGTCGTTGATTGTTGGCCAGAAGTATTCGGTGAGGTAAAATTAAATGTTTTGCCCTTACGGTATCTCCACGCGGTTCTTGTCACATTTAAAGACGGCAAAGTTTGGGAAGTTAAAATAACAAAAGAAGACCAAGAAAAGGGCTGGCATTCTCTAGAAGAATCTATCAGCGAGCTTTATAAAAACTACGAGAGTCGAATCGATAACATAGACTTTAGATTAGACACACAAAGTATTAAAAAAGACGTTGAACGAATAACTCAAAAATTTTTAAGAAAGAAAAAACTATGAAGGTAAAATTAATAAGTGTTAGCAAACCAAGTCGAGCTATGTACGACGAAGGGATTGGAGATGCTCAAGAACTTATTGCGTTTTGTGCAAGAGTCAGTAATCCTGCTAATCAGTTTAATTTAGAAACTAGTGAGAAATTAATTAGATATCTTGTAAAACACAAACACTGGAGTCCATTAGAAATGGTTAGTGCTTGTTTGGAAATTACAACTACTAGAGACATTGCTCGTCAAATCTTACGCCACCGTAGTTTTAGCTTTCAAGAATTTAGCCAGCGTTATGCAGACCCAACTGCCGAGTTAGACGAAGCGTTTGTACTTCGAGAAGCACGTTTTCAAGATACTAAGAACAGACAAAATAGTGTAGAACTCGATATGTCTGATGAAAATCAAAAACTATTAGCTATCGAATGGGAACGTGCTCAAAAACGTGTATTGTTTAGTGTTAAACAAGAATACGAATGGGCTATCAAAAACGGTATTGCCAAAGAACAAGCTCGCGCAGTTTTACCCGAGGGCCTTACTATTAGTCGTCTTTATATGAACGGAACATTACGTTCATGGGTGCATTTTATTGAACTTCGTTCAGGAAATGGCACACAAAAAGAACATATGGAAGTAGCACGTGAGTGTGCAAAAATTATTTCTGAAGTGTTTCCAATGGCAGATGAGTTTGTTCAAATAAACTCTTAAGCCAATCAAAATCATTAATCTTTAAAAGTGCCGGAATGTTTCCGGCATTTTGTTCTCCGTAGGATCGGCCGGCGAGTGCGCCTTTTATAGCATATTCACCGTAAGGCTGGTCTGCTCCAACACTACACCAGATTTTTAAACGAACCGCTGTTTCTGTATCAACTTGACCATTAATAACTTTACTGGCTAATTTACAACATTCCCTAAAACCGCTGCGCCAGGCACTAAATGGATCGGTATTAAATGCGGTAATATTGCTTACTTCTTCCATTGGAATGAAATAAGGACTAATGCTGGTACTCATGTCAGGATTGGTCAAGTCCATATTTAATGTAAGTTTCTTTGGTAGTAGCTTTACTCCGCCGTATCCATATTCTAATCCATTGATAGGATTTTTACTTCTCCATACATGTACGTGATCTCGTTGATGACTGGGCGGTTCGTAATCAAAGTTAAAAGAATCTAATACTTGTGCATCTGCATCAACAACCCAAAACATTTCAAAAAAACTTCTTTTTGCTGCTTCAATATGTGCTTGATGTATTCCTTTAACACCCCTAACGTGTTTTACTAAAGGAAATCTTTCTTTTAATTTTTGAAAGTTGTCTTCTGCAAATATTTCGTTATAACTTATAAAAATTATTTCAAACATGTTTACGTATTACCCGTGGAGTATTATTGTATACGGTTTTAAAAAATTTACTACCTGCTGGGTCTAAATTTGCAATTTCAATACCGCATTTTTCTCTAAGCTCGTTTCCGTAAAAATTAACCTGATTTGCTTTTTCTTCGTCCGATGCTGTTTCGTAATGTTCGTTCCAATAATTAGTTAGCCACTCAAAGTCTCGAACATTGCTATAATCCCAATCAGTACAATTGGTTAAAGCCGCACCTTCCCTGGCTCCCAGAATACTGTAAATCCCGTTTTTAACATCAGCGCCAACACTACACCATATTAATAATCTATGATAATTTTGCCACCAAGTTCTTTTTAGGTTAGTAACTTTAGCGCCTTGATCTAAACTCATTTTTACACCTTCCCTAAATCCGGCACGCCATGCTTGAAAAGGTGTTTCATTTGTAAAACTTTCACTATAGTTTTCATTGAATTGATAATATTTGTCATCAAAACAAAATTCAACTAGCCCTTTAGCATCGTTGGGATCTGAGTTTTCATGTGTACGCATATTGTTAACAAATTTACGAGTCCACAATTTCAAACCACCATTACCGTACATTAGCCCGTTAACATGAACTTTGCCGCACCAGCTAAAAACATGATCAGGTGTAAGTCCCAACTCTGTTAAATTAATCTCAACT